CCTTGCCGGTGTCGCCCAGGCCGAGCCCTGCGGCCCGCCGTTGCCCGCCGTGCAGCTCGTCACGCCCGTCCGCGGCTACGACGCCCGCGACGCCCACCACGACGCCAACCTCGTCTGCGCCCTCACCGCGGCCGATCTCACGACGACAGAGCTGATCCTCGCCCGCGGCGGACGCGAGTTCACGCCCCTCCTGGGCAATCGCGCCGTCCGCGTCGGCATCGGCGCCCTCGGGTGCTGGGCCCTCCATGATATCGCGGGGAAGGATCCAGAGAAGGCGCGGAAGTGGGCGAAGGTCGGCCTGATCGTCCGGGGCCTCGCGGCCGCCTGGAACGTCCGGGGGCTGATCGTGCGCTAGTCGGGCATCGACGCGATGAAGCTGTCGATCCCGACCTTCGCCCTGGCCAGGGCGTTCTGGATATCGTTCAGGGTGGCCGCCTGGGTCACCACGTTCGGGACGCGCCCGTCGACGAGCTCACGGCACTGGAGCTTGATGAGGGCCTCCGTGCACTGCGTCACGAAGGCCCCGAAGGGGGCGAACGCTGCGTCCTTCTGGGGCTGGGTGATGGCGCGGAGAGCCGCCAGGCTCGCCGTGTAGTCCGCCTCGATCGCCGCTTTTTCTGGCAACGCCATCTGATGGCCCTCCTCACAAGCTCGGGAATGGTTGCTCGTTGATCTCCACGTCCACGTCCCACACCTCGATGCCGGTGGTCGCGATCCGCTTGCCGGCGAAGGTCTCGGAGAGCATTCCGAAGACCGGGTAGTCGAGGCCTTGGGTGGCATCGGTGGCCATCAGGATCGTGGGGATGGCCCCGCCGCGACTGCCGCGGAACAGCTCGTCGCGGAACTGCCGGAAGCTCGCCTGGTCCTTGAACCGCCAGGACATCTGGACGTCGCGCGTGGGCCAGGGCCCCATGTTCCGCGCCCTCGTCGCCCCGCTGATGGCGCCGCGGCGGATCTGGCCAGCCTCGATCCACGACACCTTCGGGCCCAGTTGGGGCGCTCTCTGCAGGAGCTGCGCCTGGCCGAGGACGAACTCGCCCAGACCGGGAGCCACGCGGGGCGTGCCGAGAAGCTTCAGCCGCCACCAGCGGTTGTAGACTGGCGCGGCCAGCCGCACGGAGACCACCGGCTTCGCGAAGGTCATCGCACCCTGGAGCACGTCGGACCCGCTGAAGTTGTCCGTGGAGGATCGGAGCTGGGGCGCGAGCACGGGGTCCCAGTTCTGCGTGCCGAAGCAGCCGGCGAAGTCCACGGCGGGATAGTCCAGGATGTCGTCAATGTACGCTGGCGTCGCACCCTGGCTGATGAACGTGAAACGAAGCCAGACGAGCGGCGACGATCCGCATGCAGCAAGGCTCTCGACCTGATACTGGATGCTGCCGGTTTTCCACGACGCCGCGACCTGGGAATCGAGCAGGGTACCCAGGGCACCCCATGAGCCATCCGGAAATAGGTTCTTCCCAGTGTGAAGGTTGGTGACCTGAAAATTGGTCGCGACGGTGTTCCCATAGAGCGCCCATTCGGCCTTCCGCTTCTGACCGGCGCGCACGAGAATGTCCACGTGGCACTGTGCCCCGACGCCGGTCAGCTTGATCGAGCTTGCTCCGCTGTTCTTGATGGTGCCTTCCACCGCGATCGTCCCGACGTCCGCGGTCCACACCCCGCTGTAGCTCGTAGCCGGAGCCGACCCCGGTCCTTCGCCATCACCGGGAATCTGGTTGAGGTCCACGGTGACCCGCGGGTCGGCCCCCGCGCCGATCCACTTCGTTGCCAAGTAGGGCTTGCCATCGAACATCTGGGCGAGCGGGTAGAGCGCATCCGTGCCGGTGGGCGCCATCACCACGTGGCTCGAGGGGAGCTGGACGTCGATCGCGTTCAGGGCCTCGCCCGTCAGCATGTAGTACGGCATGGCACCACTCCCCTAGCCCAGACGGGCAGCTATCTCATCGTCGGTCAGGCAGAAGTCTACCGATTCCACCTCGGCGATGATGTTGTCGTGGAGCCCAAAAGTAATGGCCGAGAACAGCACGTCCGTGTTGGTCGCGATGTCTTGCGCGACGCCGAGAGTGCTCCCGCTGATTCCCTCGGCGAACATCGTCAGCGTGTAGGCCGGCAGGCCCAGTTCCTGATCCGGCCCGATCCAGCGAAAGGCAACCTTCTTTTCGGAGAGGTAGGTTGGGAACTGTGCCCCGGAAACCTGGACCACCGCATCGTAGACGGTGCTGCCATCGAACCGGCGTCGAAACACCCACTCCCCGAGCCCGGAATTGACACGGCGATAGCCCATGAACTCGGTCTTGAGTCCGATGGTGCCCATGAAGAGCATCCATCTATAGTCGCCATCCGCGGAATCCGAATGCGCCCATAGCGTCTTGAGCCGAACGAAGACCGTGCCGCCGCGGGTGCTTGCATCCCACCATCGAGCGGCCGCGTTGTTCTGGGCGAGCAAACTGTCCGCGACTCGCGTGACGGCCGCCGTAGTCGTCACGAGCGGAGAGCGTATGGCCACCATCTGGGCCTGGGTGCCGGTCGTGATCTCAAATTCCTGGAGGACGACCGAGGCGCCTGTGCCGAGGCCGTTCGTTCCGAAGAAGCCAAGAAGGGCGGTATAGGTGTTGCTCCCGGAGGTGGGAATCAGCTTCGACGCCCAGTCGAATCCCCCCACGGTGCCCGGGGCAATCACGTTGTTGGTGGTCGCGACATCCCAGGTCCCGGTCGTGTCGTTCCAGTACTTCCCGTCCGAGCTGCGCGACACCCGCACCTGGGGAATGCCGAGCCCGGCGGAGGCGGCGGCGAGCATTCTGCCGATCGCGCGGATCCGGATGTAGGCATCGCTCGTCGCGGCCGTGGCCGCCGCGGTCATGAAACCCGTCGTGTTCGCCCCCTGGGTCAGCCGGCAGGCGCGCCTGAGCCCGGCCGCGTCGAACAGGAAGTTGACCAGGTCCTCGACGATCGTGCCGGCGCCGCTCCATGTCCAGTTCGTGAAGGTCGTGCCGGAGCCCTGCGAGAAGGACGAGTTCAGGATTCGGTTGGTATCGCCGCCGTCCTCGATCCTGAGCCCCTCGGTGTCCCACTTCGGAAAGTCTGCCGGAACCTGAGCGTACAGGATGTCCTGGCTCTGCTTCAGCACGTAGCCGGCCTGGGCCGGCCTGGTGAACGTCCGGCCACCGCCGGAGTCGAGCCATACCATTCCCTGGGCCTCGTCGGAGTAGCCGAGGTCGTGCTTGAACACCGCCCACAGCCGCGCGCGGAAGGCCCGGGCGTCCCACCCCTCGACGTCCACCTCGAGGAGCTCGGGGTGGAGGGTGTTCCCGAAGCAAATGTGGTCGCGGCGCGACCATTTCTGTTTGCCCCAGCCGATGGCGGGGGTCAGCGCGATCGCCTGGGCGGCGCCAGCGGCAGGCCCGAGCTGGTGGTCCACAACGAAGGGGTCGCCGGGGCTGATGTCAGCGAACTCCGCGTCCGTGATGACGGTCGTGGGCTCGAAAGGCTTGCGCAGCATGCGCAGGACGGCCGAGCCCATCGCGCGGAACCGCTCGGTGGTCTGGGCGATCGTCGTCCCGGTCCAATCGACGTAGACTTGGCTGACGTACCCGAGCGGAATGCTCGAGCCGCCGGAGTCGATGTCATCCCACTGGATCCCGATCACCAGGCTCTGTAGGTCGGGGATCGTCCACGCGATCCCCGTGTTCGGGTTCACCGTCCAGGGGACCGTAACCATGACCGTCCATCCGGTCGGACTGGCACCCGTCCCGCTCACCAGGGAGCCGCTCCCGAGCGTCTTCTTGTCCCTGGTCCCAACCCCTCCTGGCCGGACGAACGCCTTGATGTTGGTCAGGGTGTGCGTGTTGGCGTTCAGCGAGGAGGCATTCAGACGAGCCGTGATCGTGAGGTCGGTGATCGTGACTCCGGAGGGAGGAGCAGTCAGGTCCCACTCGGCCGACATGTGCGTCGTGACGCTGAAGACGGCGGTCTCGTATCCGTAGTTGCCGGCGGAATCGTCCGGTGACCCCTTCGGGTCGTCGACGATGCTGTATCCCGGGTTCACCGTCCAGCCGTTGCCGGCGTTGTCGTTCGGTGAGAACGGGGCCCCCGCGTTGGCGTTGTCGCTCTTCGGATAGAGCTGGCCGGAGACCGCGGTCACACGTACCTCGATGACGACCAGGGCCACTGCAGCGACTCGGCCGTCTTCTCCACGACCCGCAGGTCCTGGACCGCCAGAGAGGACCAGTATTTCCCATCGGCCTCGCCCCGCAGGTAGGACAGGTTCACGCGCTGCATGACCGAAGAGCCGTCCACCGGCTGCACGAGCGACGAGCCCTCGGAGAGATCCTGTTCCTCCTTGATCCATGGGGCATCCAGGTAGCCCAAGTAGCGGTGATCCAGCGCGATGCACCTGAGCTTCCCCGTCGGCGCCCAGTAGAGCCGCAGCATCGGATGGCTCTGCAAGAAGTCTTGAACCACTTGACCAACGACAATGGGTGTCGTCGAGCCCCCGTAGACCTTCGATCCCTCGTAGAGCAGCTGGGCCGCGTACGTGCTGGCCACCGCGAAGGAGGCGGCGTCGATCGGCGCCGTCGAATCCGCGAGCCACGCCCCGGAGCGCCAGTCGCCGAAAGCGAAGTTGACCAGGAGGTGCTTGAACTGTTCGACCGGGTTCAGGATCACGGCGCCGGTCGTCGTACCATCGACGGTGAGGCCTTCGATGTCGCACGTCACGACGTCGGTCGCCGCCGGCGCGGTGCCAAAGTTGATCGACGTGACCTGGAGGCCGCCGTATATGGGGTAGGTGATCGAGACCTGGCCGGCGCCGGGCGGATCCGCGACGATAGTCTTCGACACCTTGTTCAGATACACTCGTGGGACCGAGCGCGCCTGGCCGATCGTGGGGCAATAGCGGTAGCCGAGCGTGGCGTCGAACGAGATGCAGACGGTGGGCACCATGCCGGAGCCGCTGAGGCTCGACGAGTCGTGGATGCCGTAGACGAACGGCAAGAAGATCCCGAGGGACGTCGCCGGCGCGCCCCGGAAGGCCCCGGCGAGGACTGGCTGCTTCGGGACGAACCCCTGCAAGGCGCGGTCGTCCACGCCGGCGTTCAGCGTCACGTCCACGCCCTCGTAGGTCCAGTCCGCGAGGATGCCGTCGAAGAACGTGTACCAGTCCGACGTGGCGAGCCTTGGGCTTCCGAGCCGGAGGAGCATCCGGGCGCGACGCTGGTCACACGCGCCCTTCAGGGTCCTGGTGATCGACCGATCGATGTCGTTCAGCTTCAGCGTCGTCGTGAGGCGCTCGAGCGAGCCCGGCGGGCGGAGCTGGAAGCCGCTGCGCACGTTGCCCCAGCCGCCCTCGACGATGAGCGGGTTGTAGTGAAGGCATGGCGAGCTAGAGTAGTAGGCGGGGACGGTGCTGAGGACGCCGCCTGACCGGGCCTGCCAGAACACGTCGGCGAGCGGGTAGATCTCCCGCCCCTCACGACGCATCTCCGCGAGGAAGGCCGCGGTCATGGCCACCGGATCAGCCTTTCCGGTAGCCCAGGCGCTTCATCGTCCGGTCCAGCTCGTTCATGACGGCGCCGCTCTGGTCCTTGAGCTGGCGGAGCTGCTGCTTGTTGCTGGCGGCATTCGCGCGGTCGATCGTCTCCTTGGTGGCAAAGGGATCGTAGACGTTGCGGGTGTTGATCGTCGGGCTGAAGACGAGCGGCGCGCCCCCGGCTGCACCGTCGCTCCCGCGGCCGCCGGGGTCGTACCAGTCGCCTAGGCCATTCGCAGCAGAGATCAGACGCCATCGGCCACGACGCACGGCCGACCGCGGAATCACCGCCGCGAGTTCGCCGGCGTGGGTTTGGATCCGCGGGCCCAGGCCGCCGCCCATGTCGCGCATGACGGCCGGCCGGAGCCCCATGGCGGCAGGAAAGTCCGGGTCGCCCTTGGGAGAGTTCGGATCCCCAGGCACGGTCGGAGGCGGCGGAGGAGCGCCTGGCGGATTCGGCATCGGCTGGCCGGTATCGTGGGCGATCTTCTGGAGCTCTTGGAGCTGCTTCCGCGCCAGGTCGTTCGCTACGAGGAGGGGATCCGCGACGATATTGATCCCGTTCTCTTTCGCCTGGTCGATCAGGGCCTGGGTGTTCGCGTCCAGCTTGTTCCCGCTGGCCAGCGATTCGTTCAGCTGCTCCGTCAGAATGGGGGCGATGGCTCCGAAGCCGGCCTTGGTCGCTTCCGCGGGAGCCAGCCCGGCGGCGATCGCCGCGTCATATGCCTGCTTCTGGAGGTCGGTCGCCAGGCCGCCCATCGCGGCCGTGAACTGGGTGTCCACCATCCCGGCCTGTCGCATGCCGGCCCCGACCTGGGCGGCGCCGGCGGCCACCGTCTGCGCCGCCCCGTACTGCTTGCTGTCCTTGAGCGGACCCTCGCCGACCATGTAGCCGAGGCCAGCCTTGGCCATCGCGTCCGCGACCTTCTGGCCGAGGATGGCGACGGCCGCCCGGAGTTCTGGCGTGTCCGCGAGGTCCGGGAGGGCCTTGTAGATCGCGTCGAGCCCGGCTTGGGCCGTGGCGAGGCCCGCTTTCACATCCTGTTCCTTTTGGATCGCGTCGGCCAGGTCCTGGTCTGCCTTCAGCTTCACGAGGTAGTCATGAAGAGAGATCTCGGCCTCGTCAGCCGCTTTGATGAAGCCCTTCAATTCCGCATCGGTGACGTGCCGGCCCAGGACCTTCCCGGCCATCAGGGCTTTCTCGTTCATTGCCTGCTGGCCGTAGCCGCCGATGATCCCGCCGAGCACCGCGCCGAAGATCGCTCCGACGGGTCCGAAGGCAGCTCCGGCCTGAGCGCCAGCGGCCGCCCCGCCCTTGGCCGAGCCCGCGCGGAAGACCTCGACGGCGGTGGCCGCGGCTCGAATCCCAGCGGCGAACTTCTGAAGCGTGTTCACGGCCTGGTGACCGAGGCCCTCGATCGCCCCGCCGATCGCGCTGATCGCCCCGCCGAGGCCGCCGCCAGCGGCTCCGCCCAGGATCTGCAGGGATTGCCCGATCTCCTGTATGTCTCTGAGCTTCTGCTGTCTGGCCGCTTCCTCCTTCTTCAGGTCGTCGAGGGCATCCTGGGCGAGCTTGTGCTCCAGGGCGGCCTCGTCCTGAAGCTGCTTCTCCTCCGCCGTGTAGGCATCGTTGGCCACACGGATCCGGTTTTTCTCGCTCTTCTCGACCTCGGCGCTGAACGCGAGCACGGCTCTACGCTTGGAGTCGTAGAGCATCTTGGCGATGGAATCGTCCTTCTTCGCCCACTCGTCCTGCGCCGATTCGTCCTTCGCCCGCGCCTCGGCGTCCAGCGCGAAGATGGCGTCGTCGAATTTCTTCTGGGCCGCGAGATCCTTGGCCCTCTGAGGCTCGCCGGCTGCCCACTTCTGAGCCAGCTCGGTCCGGGCTTGCTTGGCCGTATCCGCGAGCATGTGGGTCCGGTCGACCTGCGATTGGAAGCCTCCCTGCTCGGGCTTGCCGAGTTCCGCGAGTGCACCGACGGCGGCACCGATCTGCGTGCCGCGACCCACGAAGGCAATGAACGCTTGTAGCGCCGGGTTCGCGAGGATCACGGCGAGCCCGCGCACGGCATTCGTAATGGTGTCGATGCCCTTGGCCGCGTCGGCTCCTCCCGTGAGCCCCTGGAAGAGCGAGACGCCGATGCCGAGCTTCAATGCGGTGATGGCCGCCCCGAGCCGCGTCGCGGCATCGCCGACGGCGTCGAACTTCGTCACCATCTCCGAGGTGATGGCCACGGGCGCGTCCATCACCTCGCCCATGTGCTTGATCAGGGGGATCACGGAGCTAAACGTCTTGCCCATCAACTGGGCGCCGGCGTCGACCATCCTTTCCTGGTCCGGAATCGTCTGGAGGGCGCTCGCGACCGTGAGGAATACCTTCGTTGGGTCATGCTCGTCGACGAGGGACTTCCACGACACGCCGATGTTGTCGAAGTGCTTCCGGGCCGTCTCGCTGCCCTGCGCGGCCTCGCCGAGGCTCCGCTGCAGCTTCATGATGGCCCCGGAGGAGTCCTCGAGCGTGACGCCGACCTGGGCGCCTACAAAATCGAGTTTCTGGAGGGCGTCCGTCCCGAGTCCGGTCTTCTCTGAGATGTCGGCCAGGTGGGCCGAGCGAGCGATGACCGCCTCGATCGAGTTGGCGGCGGCCTTGCCCGCCAGCGCCATGCCACCGAGGGCGGCGCCCGCGATCAGTCCGGCTGGGCCGATCGCAGAGAGCGCCCCGCCAATGCCGCCGGCGCTACCAGCGAGGCTGCTCTGGACCCCGGCCAGGGCCTTGCCCGCCGCGGTGGCTTCGGCCTCGAGGGCACCGAGCAGGTTCTTCGGCACCTTCGCGCCGGAGGCGGCCAGGCTGTCGATCCGCGAGCGGAGGAGATCGACCTGCTTGACGCTGAGCGCGGAGACCCCGCCCATCTTCTCGACCGCGGTCGAGAGCTCGAACATCGCCTGCCGCGACTTGGTCGAGTTGAGGCTGTCGATCTGCTTCTGGATCCGGGCCATCCCGGCCGCGGCGAGCTGCTCCGACCGCTTCAGCCCGGCGCCGATGACCGCGCTGGACGCATCGCTCGATTGCTTGAGCTTCTGCTGGTCGATCTCGAGCTGGATCGCCGCGCTACCGATGACCTCACCGGCCACTGAGATACCTCACGCTGTCCTTTGGCGCCCGAAGAAGGCGCGCCATTCCGCCTCCAGCTGCTCTTTCGTCTGCCACCGGACGCGGCGCGGCTTCAGCTGTTGACGCTTGGGGAGCACCTTCGAGAGGGCGGGCAACTGCTTGTGGCGCGCGAAGGCCTCCGTGTACCAGGCCCCCGAGATCATGAGGTCCCTCGCGTCCTCTCCGGCCAGGCGGGAGCCCTCCAGGAAGGCGTAGATCTCCGGGAGAGTGCTGGACCAGAACTCCGCAGCCCGCATGCCGTCGCGGATGCATGTCCGGAGCAGCTCCCCTAGATCGAACCGATTGCGACTGGTTCCTCGACTTCCGCGGGGGGGCTTGCGGCGACGGCTTTTGGGCCCGGGCTCTTCTTGATGAGCCCAGCGTTCTCGGCCATGGTCCGGTCGGCGATGCCGCAGTTGACCAGCAGCTCCCAGTAGGGCTCCGCAACGGCTTGGAGCCCCCCGGCCTCGTCGATCATCTCCCCCATGTCGTCCAGGGTGAACGGCGGCCTGATGAGCGGCGGGCCCTTCCTGTCCGGCACCGTGAGGCAGACGTGGAGGGCCGCGCGCACGGTATCGGCGCCGGCCCCCAGCAACCGAGTGTTGAGCATGCCGCGGCAGTCGAGCAGCCGCTCGAGGTGGGCCATGCGGTTCGTCGTCAAGCGGAGGGTATAGGTCTTCCCGCCGAGGGTGATCGGGGTCTCGCCCTGGTACTGGTTCAAGCGCTAGGCCCAGGTCTCCGCGCCAGTCACGCGGATTGAAAACTTGTACTTCTGCACGGCGGTGGGCGCCAGCTGGTCGATCGAGAACTCCTTGACGTAGCCGGCGAAGGTGATCGTCCGGATGATGGAGTTGCTCGGGGCGTCCCGGACGTTGATGCGGAAATTCTGCACGGTGCCGCCGTCCCGCAACTGACGCAGCCGGTCCTGGGTGGCATCGGCCGGGTCGTAGTTGCCATCGCCGGTGACGTTGCCGCCGTCGATCATCGTGGGCAGAAACTCCTTGCGGAAGGCAAGGCTGTCCTGGTTGGTCGTCTCAACCTCGTCGAACATCGGATCGCCGGGCGTGCACGAGGTCTGCGCGGCGACCTCCGTGAAGGTCTCCGGCGGACCGTCCGAGTTCCCGTAGGCCAGCTTGGAGCGGTACCCGATTCTCGCTTGCGCCATTTCGTCTTCTCCCTTTCAGGTACTCGCCGGACTATGCGGAAGTCCCGAGGATGATCACGTTGACGACGGCGGAGGCGCCCGCGGCGTTGACGATCTGGATGATGTCGCCGGTGCCGGCCGTGATCGCAACGCCCGCGAGCGGCGGCGCCGTGTACAGGAAGACGCCTCCCGGAAGCAGAGCCATCGTGGTGGCCACCGTGCCCAGGATGGGCACCGCGTTGGCCGTCCCGAGCAGGGTCAGGATGGTCGTGTTGCCCACGGCAGACTTGATGTAGAGGGCCTTGAGCTTGACGGGGTTGATCGCGACACCGAAGGGATCGAACAGGCCGCCGCCCTTCAGGTCGATCGAGAGCGTGGCCGCCGTGAGGATGGTGGCCTGGGTGCTGTAGAGCACGTCGGCCTGGTTGGCCGCGACTCCGCTCAGGAGATCGGTGTTGAAGATCTCCGAAAGGGCGCCCAGGTCGGCCACGAGCCCCGCGGCTCCCGTCAGCTGCGCCGAGATGTTGATTCCGACTCGACTCACGAGCGCCATATCACGACTCCCTTCGTGGCGGTCAAGCCGCCGCTTCGAACGCCATGAAGTCCATGGAGGTCCGGTAGAGCTTTACCTCGCTGTCGTACATGTCCTGCTCCGACTCGCTGAATACGCCCTGGAGGTCGGGGCTGGTCGCGCCGTTCAGGGCCGCTGACACCAGGGCCCGCAGACTCGCCAGCGCATCAAACGTCTGGGCCCAGAGATCCAGCTGCAGGCGCACGCCCACGACATCGTCATTGCCGTCCTGATCGACTGCGGAAAGCACCGTGACGCGCTGGTAAACGATCGCCGGGAGCAGGCTCGGAGGGCCCTGGGGGTTCTGTGGCAGGACCAGCGGATAGACGTGCCCAGCCACCACCGCGGCGACCGAGGCGTTAGCCAGGAGAAGCGTCCGGACAGCCAGATCGGCCGTCATGCGGCCCCCCTGCTGCGCGCGAACCGCGACAGGCGCTTGATGGTCGCCTCGAGGGCCGGCTTCAGCGCCGAGCGGATCTCGCCTTGGACCTTGCCCCGCTCCTCATCCCAGACCGGCCGCACATGCGGGCGCGCCCGGATGGTGGCGGTCCCGCGCTCCAGGAAGCTCGAGATGTAGGCACGGCCGCGCTTCCCCGTCCTGGCGCCGACGAGCACCTTCGTCACGCCAGCCTCCCGGCCCTCCTTCGACACTGCCGCCGTGAAATCGTCGCGGGTCCGCCCGGTCCTCGTGTGCGTCACCGCGGCGAACTTCTCGGAGATGCGCTGGGCCAGGCGCTTGCCGATCGGCAGCAGGGCCTTTTCGCAGACCTGGGGCCCGGCGAACTCCCCGAGCTCGCGGATGGCGCGCTGGACGTCGGCGAGGCCGACGAGCTTGGCGTTCATGCTGCGACATCCTGATCGGCACGGGCAAAGGCCAGGATCCGCAAGCCATCGCGACGGCCGATCTCTGAGACATGGGTAATGTCGTAGGTCCGACCCTCGCAAACGAGGCGGAGAAGCTCGCTCGGGGTCGGGAACGGGTACATCCCCACCGGGTAGCGGATCAGGAACTCGGTATCGACCTTGGCGACCAGCTGCTGAGCCTGGAACAGCTCTCGGCCCCCGAGCTCGCGCTTGCGCGCGGCCACCTCGATGAGCGGACTCCAGGTACGCGAGGGTTCCCCAGAAGGGCCCTGCGTATCGCTGGCCCGCTCGAAGCGAAGCCGTCTATCGAGGGCGCCTGCGTTCACTCTTCGTCGCCCTTCTTCTTCTTTCCAGCGTTGATCTTCGCCGGCTCTGCATCGATGACCGGCGCGTCGATGGTCTCCGCGGATTCGCCGAAGCCTGTTGCGAATGCGGCCTCGGCTTCGTCCTGCCGCATCTCGATCACTGCTCCGAGTTGGTTCCCGCTCATGATTCGTACCTTCATCGCTTCACCTCAGAGCGTGAGCACGCGGTAATCGTCCGCGAGCTGCTCCGCCGTCACCGCGCTCCGAACCGACATCCCGGCGATCTGCTCCTCGCGGTTTTCGAAGGATTCGGCAATCCGCTTGAGCATGGCATCCAGTAATTGCTGCGGAACGTTCGATCCGGCAGCGCCATACCCGACCACAAACGTCACCTTGATGGAGTTCTCTTGGGGCAGCGCCTGCGGCCAGACTTGCCCATAGGCCAGGGTGATCTGGCCTGCCTCCTCGGTCTGCTCCGTTGGTGTCTCCACCACGTAGACCGAGGCCGCCAGGGTCTGCAATGCCCCGGCCATGTCCATGTATTTGATGTCCGTAACGCTCTGCAACGGCGAGAGCGGAAGACGGATCACGCCGTCGGATGGCCAGCGGCGCATTGCGAGCTCATACGTCGCCGTAATGAGCCGACGCTTGGTGTAGTTCTCGACCCACTTTCGCGCCGACGGGATCAGCAGGCTCTCGATCTGCGCTCGCTCGTTCTGATTGTCGAGCCGCAGGCGGACCTTGACGTCATCCCATGCGAGGGGCTCGACGGTCGGTGGCGTGATGAGCGAGAGCATCGGTCAGGTGGTGGCGCGGTCCTTTCTGGACCGCGCCACCAATCCCATGGTCAGTCGAGCCTCGCCGACAGCGGCGTGGACTCGTTGTAGCGCGAGGGCATGAGGTACCACATGGCCTGCGTGATGTTTGCCACGTTGGAGGCGCCCGTGGAGACGTTGATGCAGTCGAAGCCGCCGGCCACGTCGAGACGGGCCGGATCGATCTCGAACACCACGATCTTGTTCTTGACGCCCGCATCCGTGGTGTAGTTCACCGCGTCGGTGGCCTTGACGAGCGCCTCGGCTGCGACCGTGTCGAGGTTGGCCCAGATGGGCACCGCGATGGCCAGCACCTTGGTGCCGGTTCCGGCGATGGCCGTGGCCTGGTTGACGGTGAGCAGGATGGTCGCCGCGTTGCCCTGGGTGATGTGGACCACCAGGAAAGCCTTGTGGTAGTTCTTCAAGCTGATGTACAGGCTCGAGCGGCCGGCCGCGTCGGTCGCGGGTGCCAGGGCATCCGTGATCTTGCAGAACTGAGGAAGGCTGAATGGGTAAGCCATGATCTTCTCTTTCTCCTCTTGCCGCTCTTACGAACGGGTGGCCAGGGCGATGAACGGGCTCTGGGTCGCGGAGCCCTTGAATGGGGTCAGGGGGGTGTTCCAGACGGGGGCGCCGTCAAAGCGATAGACGAAACGGAAGGTCGTCTCGTCGTTCAGGAACCGCACATGGATCGAAGAGGCGGACGTGAGGCCGCCGACCTTCTGGATCCCCACGTACTGACTCAGATCGAGGAGGAGGATGTCCCCTGGCGTCCCTTCGGCCTGGGCGTACTCCACGGGGATCACCGGACGGCCGAAGATGGTTGCATAGGGCGTCTCGTTGAACCGGCCCGGAGCGATGAAGATCCCCGACACGGCCGACGTCCCACCGAGGGTGGCCACGTACAGCTTGGCCAGGAGATCCTGGTTCAGCAGCCATACGGCGTTCTGCTGCGAGGGGGCATAGAGGCGCGCCCACATCTTGGCGAGGTTGGTCGCCAGGAAGGTGGCGGTGTTGGCAATCGTCTGCGTGCCCTCGATCGCCACCGTGACCAGCGAGCCGCTACCCATGATGCCGAGGGGCTGGCCGGCGCCCTGGCCGTTGATGATCGCGTCCTCGAGCTTGAACTGGAACTCCAGCGGGAACGCCTGCGCGATGACCGACTCGAGGGCCGTGGCGTCCTGAAGCGATTCGTCGGTCGCGTAGCAGAGACCGGTGAGCTTCTTCAGGTTGAGGTCGATCTGACGGAACTCGGGCTTGCTGGCCGTTTTGGAGGCCGCCTCATCCTGCCAGAAGGCCTGGACACCGCCCCAGCGCGAGCCGTTGACCCGGCTATTCTCCTTGATCGCGTTGATCTTCATGCCGTTGGCGTTGCCGCTCACCTGAAGCATGTTGATGCGCTGGATCACCTGGCCGAGCTGGAAGGTGCGCTGGAGCAGCTGCTGGGCGAAATCCACCTGGACGAGGTAGCCACCATCGGCCATGACCGACTCGCTCAGCCCGGAGGCGGCCTGGAAGAGCCGCGGATCCGTGTACCCTCCCGGCTGGGATGCCTTGACGATGGCCCGGAGCTGCTCCCCGAGCCGGATGAACTTCCCGGGCTCGCCGGGCTTCGTCGGGGCCGGAGGCGGGGCCGCGTTGACCGCGGCTTCCTGCTCTCGGACGAGCGAATCGAACCGGCTCAGGTCGGCCGAGATGACCTTGACCTCGGCCATCTTGGCGTCGAAAACTGTGTTCTGCTCCTCCGTCAACGGCTTGTCGCCTGCCTCGGCCTGGATCTGCTCCAGCTCTTTGAGCAGGACTTCCTTGCGGTCTCGTAGGAGGTTGATGCGGGATGTCGCCATCTCAGTGCTCCCAGGTGCCCGGGAAGGCGCTGAAATGGAAAAGGCGCCGTGCGGGCACCACAAAAAGGGTTGTGGTGACCATCCGCACGCGCGCCCATTGGAGCCGCGAGTATTGGCTGGAACGTTGCTACGTCACGGACGAACTCTACGGCGTCACTGGCAGCTTCTGTACTTTAAAAATACCCTGTAGGATCTGGCGCACTAGGGCGCTTGTGCTCTTGCGCTCGCGGATGGCCCGCCGGTCGATGGCGTCTCTCACCTCTGCCGGGATGCGCACGGAGACGTAACTCAGCCGGTTCCCTGGTGGCATCGATGGCCGGCCGGTTCTCACCGCAGGCGGGCCAGCGCAAGCCGGCGCGCCCTCGCATCACGGCCAGAAGCGCAAAGATCGTGCCATTCCTTTTCTTCCGGCACGGTCGGCTTCGGCGCGTCCATCAGCGGAATGGCATCCTCTAGCGCCCTGGCGCCCATGCCACGCTTGCCGCTCAGCACTCGGCCCAGCGTCTCGTCCAGGGTGGCGATCCGATCCACCATGCCCACGCTCAGGGCCTCCTTCGCCGTCAGCAGCCGCCCCTGGCCATAGTCGGTCCGCACGTGTGCCACGGGCACGCCTCGGCCGCGAGCGACACCGCCCACGAAGGCCGCATAATACTGGTCCACCATCGCCTGTAGCCGCTCGCGGGCCGCATCGGAGAGGGGCTGCGCCGGATCGCCCTCGGCCTTGTACTTCCCGGCCGTGATGAACGTGGGCTTGACCCCGATCATCTCCAGCATCTTCGACTCGTCCATGTGGACCACGACCACGCCGACCGAGCCCACCATGGCCGAGGGGCTCGCCACGACTTCGGAGGCGGCCGAGCCAATCCAATATGCCGCACTCGCCATCAGGCTGTTGGCCATGGCGATCACCGGCTTGACGTCGCGGGCGTCGAGGATGATCTGGGCGAGCTCCTGCACGCCAAACACCGAGCCGCCCGGGGAGTCGATGTCCAGCACGATCGCCTTGACACCAGGGTCGGACACGAGGGCCTTGACCTGGGCCGCCACGCTGTTGGTGGACGTGCCGAAGCCGAACAGGGCCTCCAGCAAGGTCGTGCGCTGCGAAATTGGGCCGACAATCTGGACCACCCCCACGCCCGCACCATTCTGTGCCGCCGGGCGCGGCGCGGAGTTGAACCGCGCGCGGATCTGCTCGTCGGGCTCATCGGAGGCCAACGCCGCGACCCATTGCCGGAGCCGCGAGGGCAGGATGGCCCATGGCGTTTCCTCGATGTACTCGGCTACCTGTGCCCGCATCAGTCGATCCTCGTCTCTCTCGCCCGTTCCTTTGCATCTTGGTGCTCACCTCGGACAATCTGCACGAGTGCCCCTCCAAGAACCTCATCCGACTCGGCTAGCAGTTCCTCGGTGAGATAGAGCACCACTTTCAGCAATCGCGATCCGGCGTCACCTTCCGCCATATTACTTCTCCTTCAATTCTTCCTCGATGGCCTGCATCTCGGCAAGAACCGCCCATGGCTCCCCGGCATCGCTCTTTGCGGCCAGCACCAAGAGTCCGCGCAGCCGCCTGACTTCGGCGATGAATCGCTGCCCGAAAGCAGTCTCGGCGAAATCGTCCAACAGTTCTATCTCCCGAAGTTCGGCTTCGGTAAATCGCTCCATCAATCTGCCTCCACCATGGCCATGAGCCGCTCCGGCAGCTCCGCAGGCCACGCCTCGATTACCTTGACGCCTCCGGCCAGGAGCGCATCCCGTTGCGCGTCTGCATACTCCTCGGCCGAATCAACCTCCACGCGCAGGACTTCCATGAGCGTGACGGTATGGCTCGCATAGTAGGCCTTGACCCACTTTGTCCAGCCATCAGAATCGGCCGCGAACCGCGGCGCCCACTTCTCGATGGCCGCAATCTCGCGCCGGGCCACCTTCTCCACCACTCCGCGTACCACGGCATCCTCGCGCGGGCTCAGTTTCTTTTCCACCATCTCGACTACCTTGACCTCCGGCCCCGGCGGTCCGGGCGCTCCCGGAGGACCTGGAGGACCTTGCGGCCCAGGATCGCCAGCCGAACCGGGAGCGCCAGCAGGACCGGGAGGCCCGGTCTGCCCAGCGCCCTGCTCCGGGTCGCCTTCCGGAGGCGCCGCACCTGCGATGCTTTCGGTACGCCGCGTGGGAGCAAAGCTGGGATCGACGTAGACGTCCCCGCCATCGCGCGGGTTCATGTCCTCCATCTCGCGGACCTCATTCGGCGAGAGGATGCCGTCCTCGATCTGGATCTTGTAGGCGTCAAACCGCGTTTTGAAGTCGGCGCGGAGCAATCCCTTTAGATCGAACGCAGCGTAATACCGTTGCGGGTTCAGGATCAGGTCGCGCGAGATCGTCTGCTCGAAGTTGACGATCAGCGGCGCGATGGCATCGCTGACGAAGGCGAGGTTGAACTGCTCTAGCCCGGTGCCCCAGCTCGTGCTCTTCTCGGTTTCCTGTAGCTTCGCGAGCGGAACGCCAAACCACCGCGCGATCTCAGCGACCTGGAACTTTCGGGTCTCCAAGAACTGGGCGTCGTTGTTGTTGAGGCTCACGGCTTTCCACTTCAAGCCCTCCTCGAGCACAATCGTACCGTGCGCACCTTCCGCTCCGGCGTAGAGCCGCCGCATCCCGGTCCGAAGCGTCTCAGCAGCTTTCGGCGTCAGGCTCTTGTCCGTCTCCAGGACGCCGGATGGCCGGACGCCCTGCGAGAACAGCCTGGCTCCATGGCTCTCGAGGGCCTTCGCCAGGCCGAACGTCTCGCGGGCGAGCGTGATGACCGATACCCCAACGAGCCCATTCCCGGCTCCGGGTTCGCCGCGGAGGTGGAACATCTGCTCCGATGGCAGCACGCGGTACATGCCGGTGATGTCGCGGATGAGGTACCGCATCTGGAGCGTGGCCGGCTGCGACAGAGTGCACATCTGGGCCGGAATCCACATCCCGTTTTCCAAGGCTTGCGGCAACACGTAATCCGGATGCAGCGGCCAGAGCTGATCGACCTGGCCACGAGGGCCGGGCATGATCTCGGCATAGGCGTTCCCGCGGAAAAGAACGTTCCAGACCATCTGCGAACGCCATTCGTAAGAAGTCTGCTGCGCATTGGGCCGAGTGTGCAGAAGCCCATAGAGTGGATGCTCGGTCGCCTCGCGTTTCCCGCGCTCCTGGCGCTCATACATGCTCAAGGACTGCCAGGCAATTGTGCTGGCGATCAACCGGCCACAGGCATAGGCCGTGGAGATCGAGGTGGCGACCTCGGTGGTGATGTGGACGCCGGAAGAAGCCCAGCCGCCCCCCGGCTGTACCCCGGGCATGCCGGTGTAGTAGGCATCGTCTGTCGGGTCCAGGGCCTGCGGTGGTGTCAGGCCCAGCCAGCTCGCAAGGCGATTCTTAAACGACAAGGACATCCCTCTCATCGTAGACGGACCGCTCTGTCGGTTGCCGTGTGGCCCCGTCGATGGCCATCACGAGCGCGATGATTCCGTCGATCTTGTCTCCAGACCTCATCCGGTCAGGCTTGATCTGGCCATCTCGGCTCTCGAGGATCGCCGCGTTCGACGCCATCCACCGGAGGACCGGGTTCCCGCCATGGCGCAGCTTCCCGTCCTTGATGATCTTCTCCAGGGCCCGCGATGGTGCCGACATCTTGGCCATGGTCTGCGGGAAGTCGAGCACGCGCTCCTGCCCGAGGGCGTCCTTGAGGTGCGTCACGAGCTGGGTCACGTTCCAGCGATCAAACCAGAGCTCACGAAGGTTCACGGTGGCGAGGTCGGCCAGGATGTCCTTCTCAACGGCATCGTAGTCCGTCGTATCGCCGGACGTCGTCGTGATCCAACCCAGCCTGGCCCATTCCGCCAGCTTGAGCCGGGCCTCCTCGGTACGGCCGCTGTCTTTCGCCGCGATCGTCGCTTCCGGAATCCAGAACCGGAGCATGGCATCGAAGAATCCGCTCTCGTCCGGGCCGAACAACATGGCGAAGGCGAAAATATCCATCGTCGCAGCGCCATCGAGGGCGGCCATGCAGGAACGGCCCGCGAAAGCGGCGAGCTCCACCGGAGTCGCCGGGCAGGCATCCCAGAGGGCCATGTCGAGCCATCGCTCGGCCTGCTCGGTCCAGATGCAGAAATTCAGCCGCTTGACGTTGTTCTCCTTCGACGGCATCCCCTGCGCGTCCCGGACCTGCTCGCGGAGGTACTCGATCGGCAGTACCGTCCCGAGGCTCGGATTAACCTTGGGCCAGACCTTCTCATCAGTCCAATCATCGTTCTCGTCGAGGGCGCAGACATAGGCGAACCAGGCATCATTCTCCTCGACGCCTTGGACCACCTTGAGCGACAGCTCGTGGTGCGCCCAGCAGACGGAGGTACGGTCCCACCCCGAGTTGGTGATCTCGAAGATCAGCGCGTTCCTGCGCCGTTTCGTGCCGGCGCGGATCTTGTCCACCACCGTCGCCGAGGTGTGCTCATGCAGCTCGTCGATCAGGCCAATGTGGACCCGGAGTCCGTCAAGGCCCTTATGCTCCGAGGACACTGGGCGGAATGTCGCCGAATCGTCGGAGATGGTCAGCGATCCCCCGCCGGTCAGGGGGGCCTGGACATGCACCAGATCCTTGAGCTCGGCATTCGCCTCGACCATCCGCACCGCGTCCTTAAAGCAAATCTTTGCCTGGTCCCGCATCGTCGCCGCCGAGTAGACCTCAGGCGCCGGTTCACCGTCCGCCACCAAACCGTAGAGCCCGATGCCGGCCGCGAGCGGCGTCTTCCCACTCCCCTTGCCGGTCTCGACATATGCAGTACGGAACCGCCGGAAGCCATCCGGGCCGTACCAGCCGAAACACGAGCCCACGATGAACTGCTGCCAGGGCTCAAGGACGAACGGCCGCCCCGATTCGAGGATCAGCATCTCTCGGAAGAACCCGATCGCCTGCATGGCGCGGTCGAGCCTCCAGATGAATCCCTTACGCTTCAGGTCCGCGATGTGACGCGCGCAGGACTTCCGCACGTAGGGCCCGGCCTTGACCTTCTTCGACACCACGGCCCTCGCATAGGCGAGAACCGGATCCTTTGGCTTACGCGCGGCCACGATATTTCTCAAGCGACGTCTCTGGCTTCTTGGGTTCCACCTTCACGCGCACGCGGGCCGAAGGGGTTCCGCCGAACTGGACCATGAAGTTCAAGGAGATCTTCCGCAGGTTCCCGCTAACAGGCTCCCCGGCCTCCTCGAGCGCCTTGATGTCCGCCTGGGTCTGCATCCAGCCGGCGAACGCCAGCTCATCCGCCTCCCGCAGGCACCCCATGGCCTCGTATCGCGGCGCGTATCGCTTCCAAAGAGCCCGCGCGGCCTGGCTGAGGTGCGCCGGGCACACCGCGCCGACAGGCGACGACGGCTCCTGCCCGTTCGACCGATCGGCGCGCGCAGTGCCCTGGAGCAACTTGAGCGCGGTCGGCTTCGGCGGCCTACCGGGCATTTTGCCCTGTGTTGAATTTGACACATTGCGCGCGAGGC